TGCCGCACCCGGCAACTGGACAAGAAGCGTACTCCGGAGGCGCGCGCTAAGACGAGTCGCTCGGTCAAACGAAGTTGGCGCAATCCCAAGACGCGAGCTATGCGTTTGGCTGGATTGGCGCGGTCTCGCGAAGCGTTATCGCGTGCTGGAGTGAAAGCCAATCACAATCGCTGGCATGTGCGCCAAAGAGTTTCTAATCCGGCATGCACGCTTTGCAGAGAGGCGGCGGCATGAGTGTCGTGTCACTTGTGGAAATATTTAAGAGCATCCAGGGAGAAGGCTACCACGCAGGCAGGCCGGCAATCTTTGTTCGCACGGCAGGATGCAATCTCTCCTGTGTGTTCGCGGAAGGATCGGTCTGCGACACGCCGTATCAACAAGCCAACATGAAGCTGCCGGTGGAGCGCGTGATCGTGGAGGCAGCTGCCCTGGCAGGTGAGTCGCTCCGTCCATGGATGAACCGGGACAATCGCCCGATGCTCATCCTCACCGGCGGCGAACCAACAATGGCTCCGGCCTTTGATGAACTCGTCGAGGCTGCTGACGCTGCCGGCTTCTATGTCGCCGTCGAAACCAATGGGACCAAGTGGCGGGAGGGACTGCTCGGTTGCGATTGGATCTGCGTGAGCCCAAAGTACAGCATCACGCAGGGATCACCGGCGGAGTATCACAACCACAATCCCCAAGACCCCACGGTCCACGCACAGGTAATCCGGCTCATGGAGGAGACCTGTGACGAACCGCTAGGAGAGTTCCGGCATGTCATCACGAGCAAGGATGCGCCGAAGCCGCCCTACGTTGCCGCCTTCCGCCACTACGTCAGCCCGGCGGTGATCTCAGATGGGCTCGGCACTGAATGGAAGACCGGCAAGTTCCCGGGCTTCGTTCCGGGCGCGATGGAACGGTGCCAGCAGATCGTGTGGGAAGATCCGCGGTGGCGCATCTCGGCGCAGCAACACAAATGGTGGGGTGTGAGATGAGTCGAGACTTCCGGAAGCTCGTCGAAGGATTCCAGCTCATCCTCACCGGCCTCGGGGTCGAGAACACCGAGCACACGAAGGAGACGGCGGAGCGCGCGGCACGGGCATGGTGGGATGAGCTGTGCGCGGGATTGAAGGAGGAGAACCGCCCCAAGATCACAACCTTCGAATCCAAGGTGAACTCTCTCGTGGTGTCGCGCGGCATTCCAGTGCGATCGATGTGTGCACACCACCTACTCCCGTTTCTCGGTAGCGCGACTGTCGCCTACATTCCCGGCAATGGAAAGATCCTCGGGCTCTCGAAGCTCTCCCGCATCGTGGAATACTGGGCGCGGCGGCCACAGGTACAAGAGGAGTTAACAGAACAGATCGCCGATGCGGTAGCAGAGCATGTCATGATTGATTCGGGAGGGCATGACGTCCTCATGGGCGGAGTCGGCGTGATGATCCAAGCCCAGCACATGTGTATGGAGCTGCGCGGGGTGAAGCATGCAAGTGACATGGTCACCAGTGCCTTGCGTGGCGTGCTCCGGACAGACGATGCGGCCCGGGCCGAGTTCCTCAAGCTCGCGCCGGTCGTCGAATGAAGACCTTTGAGGGTCGCTTCGTCCCGGCATTGTATCAACCGCCGAGCCCATGGTTCCCAGGAGGCAAATTGGAAACGCTGCTCACCCCGGCACTGCAGACGCAGATGGGCGGGCACGGTGGTTTCCTGCCCGGCTCCGGCGCCGACCTTTCGTTTCAAGGAGACCTCGTGGACGACAAGTTCGCACCGGCGTTGATGAACCGCGGTGATAGTCAGGGTGACAACCTACCCGGCCAAGATGTCAAACGCCGATGGGATTGCCCGAACTGGATGGATCCTCGGCTCAAGGGCACGGCAGGATACTACCCGCACGCGCTCGCTTCCTACTATCACTGGCGCGGGTTGCAGCACCGGCCCTTCCCGGAGGACGGCTTCCTGTTCGGTGACTCCGGCGGCTTCACGGTAATGACCGGCGACGTGAGCATCGATCCCCGGGACGTGATCGACTGGCAGGTCAAGAACTGCACCGTCGGAGCAATCCTCGACGTGCCACCAATCGACAAGCACGGGGACAAGATGTACGAGGAAGGGCTCGAGCGGACCTGTAAGAACATCCGTGTCGCGCTGCCGCGGTATGAAAAACATCTCGCGGAGAAGGGCAAGTACAGGTGGTGGGGAGTCGTGCATGGCTGGACGGTCGATGAGCTGGATCGTTGGTGGGCAACGGTGTCGAAGATCTATCCCTTCACGGGGGAGGGAGAAGGTTGGGCGTTCAAGCCCCGCCCGAACATCACGTCCCGGACAACGGCGCGGGTGCTGCATTTCATCAAGCAGCATGACGAGATCAAGCGGGCACACTTGCTCATGACAACCGGCGTCGACGCCGTTGCAACGTTGCTCTGCCTCGGGCCGGAGGCGGGACTGGAGTTCGCGTCGTACGACTCCACGACCTTCACGCTCATGGCGACGAACCGTTCATTGATAGATCCGACCGAGGATGGGTTGGCGTGGGAAATGACACGGGAACTCAAGGAGGACCGGCGCCAGCGATCCCGCCTCCAGAAGCATTGCCAGTGCTTCTCGTGCGAGCAGCTCCGTGGGGACATCGAACGCTACCCGGACCTGCTCCCGAACAACGAAGGGTGGACAGGCTATTGGGTCTTCCGCTTTGCCTACCACAACCTCCTGAGCCAGCTCCAGGTGTTCGGCAACCTGCGGAAGCTGATCCAGCAAGACGGCTCTGAGCGTGCCCTAGAGACGGTCCTTGGGAAGAAGGACGCCGGTGCTGCCCTCCGCGCCTTCGAGGGGCGCGAGGCATTCAAGGATGAGTCAGGCAGTTCCCGCGGCCTGTTGGATTTGATCTGATGCGACAACTCCACATCCCGGCGGTACTCCCGTCGCCGCAATGGCAAGACCCGACGAAGAGTTGGTTCGCGGAACTGCCGCATGTGCTGGTGTCGTATGCGCACTGGCGCCGGCAGACGGTCCTGCCGGTCGATCGGTACACCGCCGGTGCGTATGTGATCGGTGACTCGGGCGGCTACTCGATCGCGACGCAAGGCGCCGACATCGATCCGGTCGGGGCGATGCACTGGCAGATCGGGCACTGCAACGTTGGCTTCATCCTCGACGTGCCTCCCTACGGCAGCACCGGCTCGGACGCGCTCACGAACACGAAGGCAATGCAAGGGCGGGCGGCAGACCGCTGGGCGGAGTCGCTGGACAAGACCGTCAAGCATGTCCGCCGAGCGCTGCCTGAATACTTGCGGTCACGGCAGCATGAAGACATTCCCTTCAGGTGGTGGGGCGTGCTGCATGGAGAGACACCGGAGCAACGCACGGCGTGGTGGAATGCCGTCCGGAACATCTACACCTTCCCCGATCCGGACGAAGGTTGGGCAATCAAGATTCATCCACTCAATGATGCGCTCCAGCTCGCGCATGCCCTGCGCTTCCTCGGACAGCAGAAGGTGCGGCAGGTGCACGTGCTCGGCGGTGTCGGGCTCCAGTGCTTGAGCACCCTCTTTGTCCTCGGGCAACAGATCGGGCTCAACCTCGCGACCTACGACAGCTCCTCATCAATCAAGCGTGGGCTGCGGCGTGCCGTGATGATCCCGACGCCGGACGGTCTAGACTTCGAGGAGCGCCTCGAGAACTGGCGCGACCGGAAAGAAGTCTTCGGTCGTGCCTACATGCGGGACAAGTGTGACTGCGACTCCTGTCAGGACTATCGCCGCGATCATCCGGTTGAAGGGTGGGGCTCGGAGCGTGAGGTGGAACAGCGGATGGTGTACCACAATCACCTCACGCTGCTCAGTATCCTCGACCGGCGATGGTCCCTCGCCAAGCAAGATCCGGATGGGTACCTGCGAGCCTTCGTGCCCCAATGGGCGCAAGTGCTCAAGGCCTTCGACGGGATTCCAGGCAAGTCCATCGCGACTGGTACGCCGCGCAGCTTGTTCGACTATCTATGACGCTCATGGATCAGATCGGCGCCAAGCGCCGTATCCTCAACGTCTCCGGGAGCTGCGGCACCTGTCCGCGCAAACGTGTCGACTTCGTTCCGCCGACACTGCGGCAGGGATCTATTCTCTGGCTCGGGGAAGCGCCCGGCGCGACGGAGGTGGAGGAACAAGAAGGGTTCGTCGGGAGGTCAGGGCAGCTGCTCCGGCGCATCGCCGCGGAGTATCAGGTACCGGAGCCGTGGTCATTCTCCAACACGATTCATTGCCGGCCACCGGAGAACGACAAACCGAAGCCGAAGGAGATCAGCTGCTGCTTGTCGCAGTTCGTCCTCGATGAGATCCGTGGGTATCCGATTGTGGTGATGGCGGGCACGGTGCCGCTCTCCGCATTGTTTCCCGGCGCGAAGGGTTCGCACTTCCGCGGCAACGTAGCGCATCATCCTGACTTCCCGGGCCAGCGGTTCTACGCGATCTATCACCCATCCTACATCCTCCGGAATCCCTGGATGGAGCAGGAGTTCCGGCAGCAGATCGAACGGCTCGGCCGCATTGCGCGAGGTGAGGCGGAGCGGACATGGCAGCTCGTTCGCGGGGCAGGCGCCTTCGATGTCTTGGTGGCAATGCTACATGGGCCGCTGCTGTCCCTCGACCTGGAAACGAACGGCAAGGAGACGTGGCAGCTCGGTGCCCGCATCCGGAGCTTCTGCGCAACGGGTGACGGGAAGACCGTTGTCGCGATGGATGAGAGCGAGCCGGCCTTCCTCTCAGCGCTTGTGAAGTTGCAAGAGTTCCTCGAGAAGCCGGAGAAGTCAGTTGTGGGTGCGAACATCGCCTACGACATCCAGTATCTCGAATCGGATCTGGAGTTCCATTCCAAGTGCACCGGCATCCATGATGTGGCGATCTGGTGGTACGAGGCAGGGCAATACAAGCAGGTGAGCCTCAAGAAGCTCGTCGCGCAGCAGCTCGACGGATATCGTTACCTTGTTCATGAGCCGGACAAGGAGCAGGATATTGAGCTGCTGCTCAACTACAATGCGGAGGACGTGATCCATTCGTATCACCTATTCCTCAAGGCGGTGGGGAAGGTAGAACCGCAGACACAAGACCTTGTGAGCCGTGTACTCTCACCGGCCGTGCTCATCTACCGGCAGGCGCAGGCACATGGGCTCTACCTGCGCCAGGACTACCGCAAGCAGAAGATTGAGGAGTATCAAGAGAAACGCCGCACGGAGGTGTTGGCCTGGAAGCAGGAAGACCCGGAGTTCATTCCCGATGAATTCGAATCTGGTAATGGGCTTGCGAAGTATCTGTTCCAGATTCGCAAGCTGCCGGTCATCTCCTTGACTGAGAATGATCAGCCGTCGGTAGACAAGGCGGCGATCAAGCAGTGGGTGCGCGACGGCGCGATCTACCTCAAGCACTTGCTCAAGATCCGGGAATACGACAAGCTGCTTAGCACCTATCTCACGGCATATGACGACCATGTTGGCCCGGACTCCCGCATTCACCCGCGGTTCTGGATGAACTCCACCGACACGAGCCGGCCCTCTTCGAGCAATCCCAACGTGTTTAACATCCCGCGCAACAGTGAGATCCGGGACTTGTTCGGTGTGCCGCATGGGTATGCGATGGGTGAATCTGATCTGAGTCAGATCGAGTTCAGGATCATGGTGTGCCTCGCGAAGGACGAGAATGGAATCGCCGGATATCTGCGAGGTGACGATGCACACACCATGACAGCGCGGACGATCGCCGGTGTAGAGACACCTACAAAGGCTCAGCGGTCTGAAGCCAAGCCGGTCAACTTCGCTCTCTTGTACGGCGGTGAGTGGCCCGTCGTCCAACGCGCAGCGCGTGATGAATTCGACAAGGATTGGGATGAGGCGCTCTGCCGGAAGTTCACGCGAGACTTCATGGCCACCTATCCACGCATCCCGGAGTTCCATGAGCTGTCCGCGACGAAGCTCATCCACAACCGCGGCTGGTTCCGCAGCGTGACCGGACATGTCTTCCACTACGAAGATTGGGAGAGCCGGGACACGGGCCGGCGGGACCATGCATTCAGAGCAGCGCTGAATTCAGAGGCACAAGGGCCGGCCAACAACATCTGTCTCTACATCGCACGGCTTGCGAGACAGCTCCTCAACGAACGCGGTTTCGAGCGGGTTCACTTCGTCAACTCGGTCTACGATTCGATCATGACCGAGAGCCCGAATCCCAAGTGGATGCCTGACGTGTTCGCTACGATCGATGAAGCAGCGCAGATGGCTCATCAATGGGTGAAGAGCTGGTTCATCGTTCCCTTGATCATCGAACATGCGGTGGGGGAATCATGGGGAAGCCTCAAAGAGTACAAGGCCGCGTGAATGAGTTCACCTGCCCGCATTGCGGAGCGCGGTGGTCCAAATCGCCGAAGCAGGACCGACGCCGGTATGACCTGCCTCGAGGGGCGAACAAGCGGCGGTTCGGTCGTGCCAACCGTCGCCGGGTGGTTGCCTACAAGTGCTGCCAAGCTCAACCGGGAGTAGCGCGATGAGAGAACTGTACAGTGTCCTCGATCAAGGTTATGTGAAGCTCATTGAGTGCTGGGGATCTGATCAGGGGATCGTAGAGTCGGCCCGGATGAGTACCGGCAAAAGCTTCCGTGGCTGGGGCACTGACGAGGCACCGGGTGATGAGAAGTTCCTCCGATTCTTGTGGGAGAACAAACACTACTCCCCTTTCGAGCAGGCCGGCATGATGATCGAAGTCCAGGCACCGATCGTCGTGTTCCGTGAATGGCACCGACACCGCACACAGAGTTACAACGAGATGTCCGGCCGCTACACGGTCTTGCCCAACATGTTCTATCTACCGGACATCGAACGGTTGAAAGCCGCGCGGCAGTCTGCGAAGAACAAGCAGGGCAGTGAGCTGGGTTTTGATGAGCATCAAGCGAAGGAGATCCAAGAGACGTTGGAGCGCGCCTACAAAGATGCCCGCAAGCGCTATGAAGTCTTAATCGACGCCGGCGTGGCACGAGAGGTCGCCCGACTCGTTCTGCCGGTTGCACAGTACAGTCGCATGCGGGCGAGTGCGAACCTGCGAAACTGGCTGGCATTCCTCGCACTGCGAATGGACAAGGCAGCGCAGTGGGAGATCCGGCAGTATGCGAACGCGGTCGCAGACTTGCTCAACGAACGATTCCCGCGCACCTACGATTTGTTCGCGGAGGACAAATGAGAATCAGATTCGATCGGATAGTCTCCGGGATCGGTACTTACTAGGTATGACCAATCCGCAGGCGCAGACACCAATCGAACTCGGCAGCACCGAGTTCTGGGAACGGTTGTCCTCCAGTGCGGAGCAATTGTGCTGGGAAGTCTGCTCAATCGATCTCGTCAATCTAGATCAGACGCTCCAACGACATGCGGCATTGCGTGGCTGGGTCAACGCCGCGCATGAGGCTGCTCGCGTAGTTGAGGAGCGGGCCAAATGGGATCTCACGAAGGCTGAAGCGCGGGCGATCATCGCGGCGCGCGACATTGTCGATGCGAAGGGGAAGACACCGCCGGTAGAGATCGTCAAGGCGCAGGCCGCATTGGATCCCAACGTCGAAGCCGCAACGATTGCGTTGCGCGCAACCGAAGAAAGGAGAGGTGCCTTGCGCGCGATGTCTAGCGCGCTGGAAGACAGGAAGGATATGCTGGTTCAATTGGCAGCCAAACGTCGACAAGAACAGGGAGACTACTGAGCTATGAGTGTGCATGATAAGCTGAAAGAGAAGCTCGCCGGCGCGGGACGGGGTTTCGGTTGGAGGCCCAAGGATGGGAGCAACCGTGTCTTCATCCTTCCACCGTCGGCTGCATTCGTCGACAACCTGGACGCGGTCGAGACGCTCGCGTTCCAGACGAAGGGGCATTACTTCAAGATCGAAGGGCGACAGACCGAGGTCAGCCGCTGCTTGCAAGAGGTGGGACAGAAGTGTCCGGCCTGCGCAACGTGGCGGGCGTTCAGTAAGAGCACCGACCCCGGGCTCAAGGAGATGGCCAAACAGATCAATCCGGTCGACTCCTACGTGTTCAACATCCTCGACCTGAACGACCTCACCAAAGGCGTGCAGCGCTGGCCCGCGAACTGGACGTGCTGGTCGAAGATCATGGAAATCGCCTCGAACCCGGCATGGGGCTACGTGTTCGATCCACGCAACGGCGTTGCGTTCGATGTCACGCTCACGCCACAAGGGAAGAGCAGGTCTGGTTACAACTCATACTCGGTGATGCCCGAGCCGCAACGGCTCACGGTGTACGACATCCTGCTGCAAGCGCCGAATGGCCTGCAGTCGCTCGATGGTCTCGAGGAAGCGGTCATGGAGATCAAGACCGTCGAAGAGATCCAAGCGCTCATCGATGAGCTGGGCTTCCCGGCAACCGGGAAACCGGCTGCTGGTGGTCCGGCTCGTCCGGGAGCACCGATCAATCCGATCTCCGCAGTACCGGCACCTGTCGGGGCACCGACAGCTCCTGCGCCGGCAGCTCCTCCGGTGGCACCGGCACCACGTCCGGTAGCACCAGCTCCTGCGGCGGCACCGGCACCTGTCGCGCCTGCAGCGCCACGGCCGATCGGCTTCGTTGCACCGTCGGTCACCGCGAGTGCGACGCCGGTGCATTACGATCCCGGGCCGCAGTACACGCCCAAGATGGCGGATGAAGTCCGTCCGGTGGACATCGAAGGCAAGCCCGTACCGCGGTGCTTCAGCGACTACAACCCGGGCATCCATCGGTGTGCGGCACCGTGCCCGGTTATCACGCCGTGTCAGATGAAGATGTTGAAGATCGGCGGGTGACGCGGTTTCAAGCAGCGGTCGAAGAAGTGACGGCCCGGGTCGTCGAAGGCGAGCGCCGACCTGGCAGCAGTCGGCGACGCCGGGTCTCACTTCTCACACACGCCGCACGGCGGTACAAGGTGGATCGGCATCGGTTGTGTCTGAAGGTGGATGAACTCTTACTCGAGATGAAAGGGAACGCCAGTGAAGCAGAGACTGGAACGGCTCCGAATCAAGATTGCCCGCCTCCTGCTGCGAGACACCGGAATGATCTTGGTGCCGGAAGCGGAAGTGAAACGGGTCGATGAGCTGTGCAAGGAGCTGCAGCAGTACGCTGTTCACTCCGGCGCGCTCCGCGATCCCCATCGGGTGAGAGCCCGCAAGCGCATCGATGGCATGACGAACGAACTGCTGGTCCTCGGTGCCAAGCTCAAAGAGGAGGCAGCACAATGAAGAAGGGCTCATGGTTGGACGCGCTCGGCAAGCAAAAGCTGGAGGTCAAGTCAGCCGCCGACGCGCTCCAGGTGAAAGGCTGGTTGGACACCGGCAACTACGCGCTGAACTGGGCGATCTCCGGACGACTCCTGAACGGGTATCCACTCGGGCACACCGTGGAGATCTTCGGT